CATAGAGATCCCACCAATGCTAGGGCTACCCCGCGAGCTACCCGCTTCAGCGGCTCGCGGTGAGCCTTTGTAGAGGCTCTAGCCATTAGCATATCATGCTTGTCAAATATGTCGTAATTAGGGGTTGTTTTACGCATAATTTCTCCTATTTGTTTCTTAATTAAAGTTATCCACAGGCATAAACAGACTTGGTTGATTATCGTTTAAGTCAATTCGCCATAGATTTATATCGTTGCTGGCTTTGAAGCCAACGTGGTTTATTTTGCCTTTCTCCCATACTCCGTATTTTTCAAAGCCTAAAGCTTGCCAAAATTTGTTACTTTCTAAATCAACCCTGCAACGTAATGTCGCACCTGTGCGGTTAAATGTATTGCAGAAATCTCTAACTACTGCTATTAGAGCTGAGCCATAGTCCAAACGCCTAGCATCATCTCTCACGGCAATTTGTTGTATTTTGATGGCATGGCCAACACCACGACCAGGCGTAATCAGAATATAACCGACAGGGTCGTTATTCTTTTCGCATACAAAGACCACAAAGTTACGCTCGCCACCAAAGACGTATTTATCCCATACAGTCCTTTGAATGAAACCAACCGCGTAAGCATTGTCCTTTTGTAATTTATCAATAAACAACATATCTTGCATGGTTGAATTGCGAACAATTAAATCGTCTTTTGTGTAGAGAATGTTAATTAGCCCAGTGGCACAGTTAAACTTACCTAACTCCATAATTAACTCCTACATGCCATTTCTTGCAATTAACACATTTGTATATTCTCGATGGGAGCTTGCCATCTTGTCTGAATTCTTTGTGGTTAGCCAGAGCAATTAAAGCTCCGATGCGGTCATACGCCACTTTTAAGCATTTCGCAGACTTCACAGGTGCGCCCCTCTACTGTCCAAGTTCCGCAGCCTTTACATCTGACTATTGCTTCACTTGGCACTTTATCTTCAAGTAATGGCATCATGTCACCTAGTCGTGCTATAAACACATAATCTTCAGGGTTTTCACCTTGACCATTACAACGCATTACAACGAACTTTAGTTTGCCCTCATCGCGTTTCTTTTGTTGGTCTATCCATGCTTTTGGCTGAAATGCAGCTCTAGCCTTGACCTCAATATCAAACGGAGTACCAAGCACATCGCTACCAGATGCCCCACTATTTACTACGCTTGCGCTTCCCCATCGCTCACGAAAGTAGTTAGCAACGACATGCTCGGTTCTCCTGCCCCTTACCTTACGGCTATTCTGAGCCATTGTCTAGTCCCCAAATTGTTCGTAGAAGTCATTGATCCAAGCAGTCTTTTCTTCGCAGACTGCGCAGTAACGCTCGTTCGGTAGCGCCTCACGCACCTCGCATTCCCAGCATGGCCTAATCATGACTTATTTACCCCATGACAAGCCTTGCATTCCCAAATAGCGTCAGCATCGGTTTGTCCGCCCACATTGGTAAGCTCGTAGTTTGGTCTAGGGTTATTGCAAGTATCGCAAACCTCATAAATTGTAATTTCATCATCTTCATCAAACAGAATTTCTGTTCCGTCTGGTCTTGTAATTCGTAGGTAGCCCATTAATTAGCCTTTCCGTGTATGCACCAAGTTGTATTCCAGCAATCGCAAATCATTAGTTTAATTCTCCTTGTTTTACTCTAGGTCTTTGTGGTACCCATTTGCCACTCTTATCTATTTCTAGCCAAATAATTTCTTCGCATTTATCAGGCCATTGTCCAGAGCATTTGTAATTAGCCCATTCCTTGCCATTCTTGCTTCCAAAATTCTTCTGCATCGGCTTATTGTGTTGCTTACACATAGGCACCTGCTCAGGCGTTACATTGTCGTTTAAAGCTGCAACCGCATCGGCCACTGGCAAAGGCATTTCCTTTTGCTCGATAGTCCAAGGATCAGATGGCTTTTCGACTGGTATCTTGTCCGCCAGTTTTCGTTCAAAGTTATTGAGCGATGTCTTTTGAATTTCTTCTCTTGAAGCTCGCTTCTTGCCTGAATAAGTAAAATTTGCCAACGCTCTGCCTATTGCGGAAGTTTCTGCTAGTTCTAGTCCGAACTCAGCAGTCTGCTTATTCGTTCCATAAACTGTTCTCGCCCAGCCCGTAGCAGTCGGTTTAAGGTCTGCATGAGTTCGGTAAATGCGAGCAATAAATACGCAATAATTACTATTATCTGAAATAAGTTCCGTTTCAATCGCTCCATCGGGGTTGTCTTTCCACCATTTTGCAATCCTCTCCTCAACCATCTCATAATCGTTTAAGTTAAATGCCATTTTTTGACTTCTCCTGAGCTTCCAATAACAATGCAATAATTATTTCTACCTCGTTTGTAATCTGACGGGCTCTAGGCACTTGGTCTAAATGACGCTCGACATCTTCATACATATCTTGTAAATCATTTATATATTTATCCTTATTTGGAAAATCAATCAACATTATTCAACCTCTTTCATTTTCACTAGCGCAGCTGCTTCTGCAAGGTAGCAGATGGCATCCAAATAATTGTCCAAATGGTCAGGTGAGTTGTAGATTCTTGCAAGTTTGACTGCGACCATGTCCAAACAAAAGGCTTCTGGAGTTCTGCGTTCCTCATGGATAACGGATTGGATACTCGCAGTTCGTATCGCTGTAACGTGAAAATCATCGTATCTTGCTTCACGCTGCAATAAGATGTCGTGAGCTTCGTTGAGTACGTCATTAGCGCGCACTTCCAACCGACTTTCCACGACGGAAGCCAAGTCCATGTCCTAACTTGTATCCGGTAGACCAACCTAGCGCATAGCCAATAACTGCTGCTGCAATCATGGCAAGATATAAAACTAAATCTGTGTTCATTGTTTCCTCTCGTTGTGGAATTTCCACATGAGTAGGGTTGCAAATTGCAAGTATTTAAGCGAATTGAAATTCGGCGTGTCTTATAACGATTCCGTTATCTATAAACCTTGCCATAAATTGTAAATGATCCATCGGCGTTGACCGGGACTGGAATAGCGCTTACGTTCTTATCATAGACTTCAATAATGCCAAAGCCCATCTGCCAATTAGCGGCTCCAGCCTTGAGATAAGAGGCTTTCTTGCTATCCATGAGATTTCCTACCTCAAAGCCCCAAACTGTCTTAAAACGGCCTTTAAAGCCCGTAGAAACCCCTTGTAGGCCAAGCCTATGGGTATGACCACAAACCACGCTGACCCCAAATTTATTGGCTAGTCCGGCTGCCGTTCCCCCAGCGTTGCGGTTCATAGAACCCTCATCGCCATGAACAAGAACCCAATTAGGCAGGAACTCAAAAGGCTTGCGGTGAAATTTAATCCCTAGTTCATCAAAGCCCATAAACTTCGGATAATCCAATTCAGGCAACCCGCGCAGAGCTGGAGCGCCCTTGATTAGTGTGTGATAAAGCCGATCCGTGTGGTTACTACGGCAGATATCGGTTACGCCTAAATCATAGAGAATATCTTGGGTTAAAGCTCTATCAACGTCTAACGTATCTTCAAACTCTAAAGGCGTGTGCTTTGCCCATTTTGAAAGGCTCTGGAAATCTATTTCATCTCCACATTGTAAGACTTGGTCAAACTTTTCACGCTTGGTTAGTTTGACTAGGTTTTTAATTGCTTGTGGGTGATGGTAAGGAATTTGTAAATCTGAAACTACAAGTATTCGTTTTTTAGTCATCATCCTCATCTTCGTAAGGAGAGAAATCAGGATTATATGGATCATGCTCCGGCAGGTTTGGAGTAAACCAATCAGGCCAGCCAGCCGATGCAGCGCACAGATATTGTGCAGCTTCTACATCAAATCCTGCCTTGCGTAGGGCAAGGTAATACTCTCGAATTTGGATAGCATGTATTTCCAAAGGAGTAAAATCCTCTGTTCGTACAGTCTTAACGCGGCTTGGTCGTTTCTTCGCCATGTTTTGCACTCGCTATCCACTCAGTAGCTTCTATCAAATAGTAAATGCCATTGGTACGACAATTTCCATCTGCTAGAGCCATGACTTATTTTTGCAGAAGTATTTGATAAATCTGGTCAATTTGTGATTCGACACGCGATAGGCGGTCATTCATGCTACCGCCGCCGTTTGGCTTTAGCTCCGCAAGATAATGCTTTACCAACCATTGCACTAAGCCAATAAACGAACCAATAACGATCGAAGCAACGGCAGCAACAGCCGCTATGTCCTGCGCACTCACTTTTTCGTTGGTGTGGCATATCCAAATACGCCGGCTACTACAGCCCAAAGAATTGAGCGATAATCTAAAGCAAATTCTGAGCCAGCCCAAGCTGCTAGAAATGCGCCAACAGTTAGTACATAAGGGTTTTTCATAGTTCGCCTTTCAGTAGCGGAATTTCAAAAGGAGTTTTATCCAAATCGCCTTTAGCAGTAAAGGAAATGTGAATGTGGCTTTCGTGTGGGTTGGTGCCTCGATATTTGCGCCACTTCCATCCCATAATCGGTGAAGCAATCTTTCCATTGTAGATGACATAGGCAATTCGCTTATCTCTCTTGGCGCATTGTCGTATCTGATCTGCAAGATAATAGGCCTCAGATTTGTGGTTTGATAAATCGCGGTCAATGTCAATCGCCCGTACACATCCAATCTTATCTGGATTGTGATCTGACTTTTCGGCGCGGTGTTTAGCATCGCCTATCCAACCATCTGAGCGTTTATCTCGGTCAGGGTAGCGATGGTTAATGCGCTCACGCATTTCCTTTGCCGCATGACTTAACCAGGGATTCACTTGCCTTTAGGTGCCTCTACTACAAATTCTAAAACTGCCTGTTGCTCGTCATAAACTGATTTAGGCATTGATGTGAATTCGTCATTGCCTCTGTCGATAATAACGTGTTCTAAGCCATTTAAATCTTCTACTATTTCTATGTTTTCCATTTTATAACTCCGCGCTAAAACCTAGATAACCTGTTGAACCATTAAGCACTAAATCGTAATATCTTTGAGCAGTTAATCCTGAAGCAACCCCAAGAGTTACTGTTGCTGAGTTAATTGCTCCAGTTGCTATTGTGCAAGATGTTGCGGTGTAGTTTGTTCCACCATCAAATAATTTAAGGTTTGAATAATCAACACTTGAAACTTGTGTGCGCTTTGGCACTTTGAAATACATTGTTGGGTAGGCAGTAGTTGAGTTTGCTGCTGGACCTACTGCTACGCGTTCTACATCTGTGCCTGTCCAACGCTCATAATATCTTTGGCAAGCCGCTAATTCACCTTGTTTTGTGCCTGTTGCAGTTTGGAATGGTGTTGCGGTTGAACCTGCTTCTAGTTGAACGCCCCAAATGTCTAAAGTTTGAGCAGTGCTGGCTTTAAGACCAAAAGAAATAACTAAAGAACTGCCAGTGCCGATAGTTTTACCCGATACAGATGGAACCGCAATATTTACTGAATATCTAGCCCAAGATGAAGTCAAAGTAATTGCTGCAGAATCTGTATTAACAGTGGCTGAACCGCCGCTACCAAATGCTTGTTGAACTCGAACCCAGCGAAGTGCATCAGTCGTAACAGTTGATTTAGCCCAAAAAGAAACAGTTATTGTTTGTCCTGCAAATGTCCGAGCATCTTCAATCGCTTGCTGAAAACGAGGATCTGTATCGGTGGCTTCTGCTGCTACTGTTGCAAAATACTGCCCCTCATATCCTGCTACAGGAGCAGTTCCAGCAGTAAAACTAGATTGATTTACATCAATAGTTGAATTTGATGAACTTACACGCCATCTGTCGGCTGTGTAAGCATTTGTGGTTTGATTACTAAAACTTGTGCCACGTTGCCAAATGCCAAAATCGCCGTTAATGATTTTGTTTTTACCTGCTGAATAACCAGCATTCCATACTGCGGTATCTACCGATGTTCCAAGACTACGAATCGCGGAAGCACCATTCTTTACTAAGTCGGTATCGTCCGGCGTAGTCCAACCATAGTTAGTTGTTGTTGCCATTATGTAAGCGCTCCTGTCGCGTTAGTCCATGTAATTGTACCAAGTACTTCATTCCATTTTGTAGTTCCAGCCTGGTTCCACTTCAGTGTCGGCTGGCTAAATTCCAACGGGGAAGCATTGATGGTTAGGTTCAAGGCATTATAAAAAGCCCTGAAAGTCCAACCCTCAACGTAACCATTGAAAGTTCCACCAGCGATATTGGCTGGTAAATTCTTAATCTGCACCGGAAGTCCCATAAACACATTTATGAGCGCATCTCGGTCTGTATCGTCTATTTCGTCATTTGCTAGCTGGAAAGTGATGCTTTGGAAATAGGCATAAGGATCATCACGCAAAGCGATGTACTTCTGAGCAATAGTCTGAGCATCCGCCGCATTCTTAATATAAGAATTGGCCTCTTGGGTATAAATGCCGTAAGCAGCCTGAGAAGTCGTATTCTCATAAACGTATTGGTCATTAAATGAATTGCCATAGTTCAAAATGTATTTATTACGGATATTGCCAATTTGGGTATTGGTAGCAATTCCGTTCCATAAAGCATTATTAGCATCTAGCTCGGTAAAGCCGTAGGTAGCCTGGTAATTGGCTCTATGGTCATCATCGGCATAAGAGATATTGCCGTTGGCATCTTCGTAAATATACCCATTGGCGCTGGTTGCAATATCTGAAATAAGCGTGTAAAGGTTTGTATTTGATGCGCCACGATTTACCATCAAGTAATTGCCAGGCTGGTCAATATCACCAATACCAATATTAGCTGCATCCAGCCATTGCTCGGTTGGGTCCACATTAGCCCAAGTCTGAGAAGCTGATACATCTCGCCATTGTGCATATAAGACATCTTCTAGCAATGAATAAATCTGATTACCCTCGTAGTCTTGGGTAAGTACGCCCTCAGTAATAACGCGTTGAATCTTAGATAAAGCACCTACTGCGGTAATTGTGTATCTTGTCGTATAACCGACAGAGCCAGCACGATCTACTGTAACTTCTAAGTCTGTAATTGTGCCGCCAAAAATAGGCACATAATCACCGGAGCTATCTTTTAAGCTGATAGATATTGGAGTATTGACGTTATAAGTCCAAGCGGTGTTATTTAGGTTAATTAACTGCAAATAGCAATAGCCAGCCTGTGCTTGAACGTTTACGTTTGTACGACCTGAAGTAATTGTAAGGTTGGCAACAGTAACGTCAGTTACTTCTGTGCCATTAGCCGATACTTTCCATTCAGGTGTCCAAATACTCATCCTAAGTCAACCAGCCCACCTAAGCCGCCTGTACCGCGTAACAATGACTTGTTTAATACATCCACGACTGCGCGAGCAGTTCCCTCAGGATCGCCTGCAACACCAATATTAACTGTAATTGAATTTGATGGCTTTGGCAGACTTGCAAGGATTTTAGCTCCTGCGGTGCCTGAAGCATCGCCTGTTACCGGAATTGAAGATAAATCAAATGCTGCGCCGCTTGTGGTTTTAGCTGCGGTTCCTGTGCCGCCTGTGCTACCGCCACCTGTGATTGTCGGTGGTGTAATTGTAGGAACGCTTGTCTTTGGAATGCTTGTGCTTATGCTTGGAGTAGTAATTTTAGGCGCTGAGATGTTGCCGATTGTTGGAATGTTAGGTGTTAAAGGTAATGCATTGTAACGCTTAATAAGTGCATTTATGCCATCTATTGCTCCATTTACTACTGTTGTGATAGCACCAGCAATTTTGCCAATTATATCAATAACAAAACCTGCTACGTTGGCCACTACTTTAAGAGCACCAGCAAAACCAACTGCCAAAATAGGAATTACATAATCTTGCAGCAATTGTCCAAACTTCTGGAATGATTCACGATTACGCTCGATTGCATCGCTAATTGGTCTAAAGAATTCTGCAACCTTGCCTAGAGCCGGAATGACATTCTGAATAAAAATAGTAATCATCTTTTCAATGATTGGCAGTAATCGAGCGCCTACCGCTTCTTTACTTTCATCGAATGCTTGCTTTAGACGATCTATGCGACCTTGAAAGGTATTAGCATTAGCTGCGGCTGCACCACCAAAGGTATTGGCTAAATTCTTTGTGATGTCATCAAATGACTTACCTTTAAGCTCTGCCGATGAGAAACCTAAGCCCAAGCGAGCAAGCGCGGTAGTTTGTCCATCGTAAGCTTTACCGAGCGCATTGGATACTGTTTCAAGTGATAAACCGCGAGCTTTAGAAATGTCAAGAGCAAGGCTTAAAAGTTCCTGAGATTTAGAAACTGAGTTTGTTGAAAGTGTTAAACGACCCATCGCATTGCGCAGGTCTGTATCGGCAACGCCTGTTGCCAATTGCATCTTAGATATAAAGTCTTCAGTCTTATCAATTTGAAGCTGTGTAGCGCCTGCTGCGCTCTTTAGCGCGGTTGCTAGGCGTACTTGTGCCTGCTCATCTTCTAAGGCCGCCTTAACGCCATCAATGGCTAATTTGCCAGCATAAGCAGCAGCAGCAGCTCCGGCAGCAGCAAATGCCGCGCCCATTTTCTTACCAAATGCTTCAACCTTATCGCCAAAGGTCTTGACGTCATTCTCTCCCTGATTAAGGGATTTGTTTAACTTATCAACGTCTGCAAGGATTTTAAGCGTTAGCGTACGAGTATCTTTAGCCATTATTTATCTGCCCAATCCTCAATGATTTTATCGAATGCCTTTTGCCATTCAGCGACTATGTGGGGTTGCTCTTGGCGTAGTGTTGGGTAAATGAAATAACCTGTACCGCCTCGACCTGTGCGCCCTGAATAGCTTGGGAATTGGCGATACTTTTTAGATCCAAATTCTAGGCCAGGCCATAACTGCTTAGTGTTGGCACCGCCTGAAAAGCGTTGAGAAGCAAAACCATATTTCAATTCACCAATAACCGATGTATTAGAAACTTTAACACCATTAACTAAACGCTGAATAGCAGAAGCAGATTTAGTACGAGAATAACCTGCTTGCTTAATTTTATTAGCGGTATATTCTGCAAGCCCGTTAGATATTCTTTTAGCTTCTTCTTTAGAGTTATCGCCAAGAGTATTAAATGCTTTAATGGCATTACGGAGTTCAGATTTATCGAACGCTATTGTTTCGCTCATCCTCTTCCTTTAATATCTCTATTGCTGTAAGAATATCCTCTGCGGTTTCCCAATACTGCATCGGTATTCCGGTGCGTATTGCTAGCCTAATCAATAAATGACTTATTGATCCTGGCTGGTGGCTTTTGGGTCCTCATCACCGACAATTACATTTGCAACTGTGTCCATCCAAATCTCGTAAGGTTTGATTGGCTTACCTGCTGCTTCGCGCTTGTAGGCGTTATATGCTAAAAATAGCAAATCGCTAATACCGATTGAATCTTTAACTTGGTTAATGGTTTTACCGGTTTTGATTTCCCACTTAGCCCACTCAGGCGGAGCAGCCACATAAGTGGCTTGCTCGCCGGAGTTATATTCAATTGTGATTGGTAACTTCATGCTCTCGGTTTCCTATCTTTTAGCTGAATGTCTCGGTTGGCGTACCTACGACTGTAAGCGCCCAAGTATCAGTCTGTGCGCCTGGTGCTGCGCCGCCTACTGATGGGAATACAGGTAATACGTTGCAAGTAAATACAGCGCCTGTAACCGCAGTTAATGAAACTGCAAGGGTTGTATTTGGTGCTGATTCTGCTGCTGCCCACATCGCTTCGAATAGTGATGAAGCTGCGCCCCAATCAGCAAGTAGTTCAATGTTTAATGTCCACTGATCATCTGTGTGCTTGTAAGCCTTGCCATCTAGTGTCTGATACACGTCAATGGTTGGGCTGTTTGCAAGTGTTACGCTAGTAGTCTGCGCATCATACGCGGCACTAGCAATGGTCATCGTCAAATCGCGACCTGTGATTACTGTTGTTGCCATTTATTCTCCTTATGATTGCGTATAGTGCTTACTAACGCGGATATCTGCTGCTAGCATGGTACTAGCGCCGATTTCAGTAACTGTCGGCCTTTCAACTTGCTGGACATCCCAACCTGCTGGAATTGCCTGTACTACTGAAACCAATAATTGTTCTAAATTATCCAGCGCGGCTGGATTAGAATTATAAGCCACAATGCAACTAATAATTAGATTGACATTGCAATGAAAAGATGATTTGCCAATTGTATCGAACTCTAAATATGGAGCATCTGGCACAATGACCACAGATGGCGGAATTACCGCTTCTGGAACGTGATTGTAGACGTTGGCTGCGACACCGGATAAGGCTGTTGCTAATACTCCACGAATATCTGCTGCAATCGTGGTTGGCATTATTGTGCCAGCGTTTCTGTATCTAGGTAAGGCCCAAGCAAACCAACGCAGCGATTAAATAATGATCTGCCCATGCGGAACGGAGTGCTAGTAAAGTCAACGCCCTCAATTTGTCCGCCAGGTGCTACGCGGCTTTGAAAGATTTCTACTGCTACGACTAATACCGCAGCTTCAACGCTTGAATTGCCAACGTAAGTAGAAGCACCGGATAACTTTGCTTTGCCGGATGGAATTACGTTTGCTTCCTCAACGTCTGCGTTTGTAATATCACAAGTAAATGTATAAAGCCCTAAGCCATCTTCATTGACTGTTCGTGTGCCATTGTAAGGTGAACCGCAGCCTGTAATGACTACTGATTGACCCTCTGTAAATTCGTGAATACCAACTGTTTCAAAGTAAGCCACGTTATCTACTAGCTTTACTTTCTGAATTGGTGTTTCAAAAGACACAAGCATTGGCAAGATTGTGTTTTCAGAAGCATCGCAAATATCTTCTAAATATGCATCGTTATAAAGGGAAGACGATACGCCAAGTATGCTTCGTAGCTGTGCTGCTGTAACAATGCTTGGCATATCGTCTCCTTTTTTATGTAACCTACTGCCTAGCCCCGAGAGCTAGGCTAGGCATGATTAAACTGCTTGGTTAAGAGTAAATGCTCCGCCTGCGGTTAGGGTCGCTGTTGCGCCATAGCCGTAGTAACCAACTTCTACCTGACCTGTACCAACAATGTTGGTGCGTAGCTGAAGTGGTCCAGCACCTTCGTACCAAACGAATGAATCACGGTTTACCATGATGATTGAATCATCGCCGGTACCTGAGATAAATGGATCAACGTAAACAGGAAGACCCATTACTGAGCCAACTGCTGAACCTGGTTCTACTACGCCCATTCCGTTTTGGCTGTTGCCTGCAACGTTGAATAGTGGGCGCTTGTTTGAATCAGTAAGAGCAATAAGTGCGCCCCATTGGTCTGGTGTTACCACGATACCGGTTGGGAAACGCTTTGTTGCATTGTAGATTGATGCTGCGCCGCGTGAGATAAATCCTGCGAACTCATCACCATCGAATGGAAGTGTGATTGAAGTTGAATCTAGTGTTCCAGCCTGTAGTGCTGTTGCAACTGCTGTATCTGTAGCCTTTGCGTAAGCTGCTGACATAAGACGTACAAGTTCCTCAAAGAATGCTGGAGAAGTACGATCTAATACTTCTACGTCAAACTTCTGCATACCTGCATACTTCTTAACTGATACAGATACATACTCAATTTCTGTCTGTGTATCAGAGAAAGCACCCTTTTCTGCTGCTTCTGCAACAGTAGGAACTGTCTTAACGCGTGGAATTTCAAATGAAAGACCAGCAGCAGGCAATGTCGCTGTGCGAATTGCTGAAATTGCTGGGCGAACGTTTGTTGACTTTGGGTCCCAGATTGTTGATAGCTGTGGTGTTGGAACCAAGCCTGCAACTTCTGTTGATGTGGTGTCTGATGCTGCTGCCACGTACTGACGTGACATGTCATCACCTAGAGCAGCACGTACTGAATGCTCCAAGAATGATGCTGGTGAGTTAATTGGTGAACGCAACTTTGTGTGTGCAACCGGTGCGGATGCAATAATTGTTGGTTCAACCTTAGCAGCTTCTACCGCTACATCTTCGGTAGGAGCTGGAACGGTAGTGTCTGACACTTGTTCTCCTTTGGTTGTTTCCTCTGAAACTTCTGTTTCAGAATTCTCTTCTTCGCTCGCTGCGACCTTTTCAACGCGAGCTGAATTGATTGCTGGGTCGGTTACTAATGAAACCTCTTGAATGCGAGCGGCAGTAATATTCATTACGCCATTTGCAATTTCATAATCTTCAATATAAGCACCAACTGAGAAGCCATCGCGTAGGCCCTCTGCGGCTTCTAGCAAACTATCATCACCAGCGATTGTGCCAGCAACTTTAAATGTTGCATCAATGCCATCATCGTGAATTGAGTAAGTTAGTAACTTGCCAATTGGTCGAGTACGATCATGCTCTAATAAAAGTTTTGTAGTTTTGTTGAACTTCAATGAATCAGCAGCAAATACTGTCGGGCCAACTGAAGTATTACCTTTTTCGCCAAATGTAACAATGCGACCAGAAATGGTACGCGCCTCTGCATCGGCTGCGGTGAGATTAACTGAGAAGTTTAGCTTCATCGAATTAAGTCCTCTTCTTCTTGGATTTGTTCAACGCTCATCGCGCCAATTTGATTTAGTATCTGATAAACCTGCGCACGCTCTAATGCTGAACCGCGTAGGAAATCATCTAAGTCAAAACGAGTTTCGGTATTTAGTGTTGCAAAATCCGGCATTGATAAACGCTGCTCAATTGGAGTTAGGATGTTGCGAACGCTAAAGTCAATTAAAGCCTTACGCTCTGAAACTGCGTTGGTGTAAGTCATTGATGTGGTTTCAGATGACAAGAAGTAAGCAGGAATACCTGTTGCTCTTGCTAATTCAAGTGATACATATTGACGAGCTTCATTTAATTGTAATTTAGATGGATCAATGCCTAATACTTGCAAATCAATATCTGCATTTAAGAATGCGGTTGAATTTGTTTTGCGTGATTGGTTCCATGAAGATAAAAGTTTTGTAATTCGCTCTGCGGTTAGATTAGTTCCATTTGACTTTAATGCCATTGTTGGAACTGGAGATTGTGCAAATGCTTCTGCTGCTCGTTCTAACGCAATAGCTGCGCGAATTGTGCGACCTGCTCGAGAGAGTAGTCCCTCATCCATTCCGTAGAATGTAATAATCGAACCAACGCCAGATGCAGGTGCAATTGCGCCATCTAATTGAAGCGCGATGATTTCTGTTGAATCTGCATTGTATCTTGGTGTAACTCTTGATGGTTCTACGCGAGTGTAATCAGCAACGCGACCATCAGAATAAATTGCATTTACGACTGCATAAGAAACGCCATAAAATAATAAATCTTCTGCCTGCCATACTCGGACATACGAGCCCGGTACGCGCTGATCTGGTTGATTAATAACTCGTAGTGGCTCAATATGCGCACCGGTTAGCTTATTGTATTGCTCTAATGGTAAAGAAGCAACGATGCCGCAAATAATGTTGCGCGCTCTTGCAATTGATGGAACTGACATTGCAGTATTGCGATCAACTGTATATAACGGAGTTAAATAAAATGTATCTGGATTATTAACCGGCACACTAGCAGCATCAACGACATTTGTTGGAGCTGGTGCGCGTAAAGTGAAATTATCTAGGAATCCCATTATCGCAAATTGTAGCCTATGTCAAGTTATTCTACAAATATGTCGATTTCGGACTGCGAGCGTGTCGCAAAGCTTGATACCATAGCGGTAGCAACCGCAGCCGCAATTGTTGCATTGCTGACTTTTCTACCCATGATCCAGCCGCCATCGCCTTGTGGCAATTTAACAGCCGATAGGACTTGTCTTGTTAATTCAGGTTGGTTTATATGGTGCAAACGTTTAGCGGCTATAGCTGAGAGCATCATGTCGCAACTTTGGGCGTAATCAATGCCATCTATTGCTTCTACCTGTATTCCGGCAGGTTTTAACCGAGCAGCGACTGCGCCGGATGTCCTAGCAGAGTAAGCAACAATCTGAGTATTGAACTTGGCCACCCAATCCCCAATATCGTTTGCTAACTGCCTATCATCTAGCGTTTTATCGTTAGTCCATGTCCCGAGTAAGGCCACTCGGAAATGCCCCTCTTGACCATCGATCTTTTGTGCGCCAACCAGCGCAGCCGCTTTTCGGTCGGGTGTTAAATCTATTGCCATCCAAGTATCGCTCTCTTTGTCCAACTTGTCGCTCTCGCTAGCACATGCTGCCCAAAGTGACGGATCAACGACTGGATTAGATGTAGTCACCCATGTAGTCAAAACTTCTGTACGAATTGTAGTTTCATCGTCTGTCAAAACTGCTCTGATATTATCAGGGTCAATTGTGTAACCTAATGACGGGTTAGCCATTGCAATTGATTCCCAAAACTTAGGATCATCTGCATCAATAGGCGCACCTGGTAAACCGGACCATTCAAAATATCCAAGCCCCTCAGATTTACCCATTGCTATATTTGCTAAAGCTTGTTCACGAATTCTGTTTAAGACTATTGAATGCTGGTCCCCTGCCGATGAATATAACCAAAGCTGCGGATTTTTAGCAGACATCTGCGCATATCGCATTGATGACCAGACGTCATCATCATAATACTCACGGACTTCATCCATGTGGACAGTATCAACTGCGGCAATACCGCGAGCAGAGCCATTGTTCGCTCTGATTAGGTACCTGGCACCATTTCTTAGGCGCAGTTCTTGGGAGCCTTTGCTTTCAATTTTCTTAACTAGTTCGCCGGATAGGGTTGGATAGCTTTCAATAATCTCATGTATCTTATAAAAGATTTCGGATGACGTAGTTAGCTTGTGAGCAGTACCGACTTGCATCTTCTCATCCCATAAAAACATTCCGGTTAGGATGCGTAAAGCCATGAATGTGCTCTTACCATTTTGACGGGAGATGCATAAAGTATTTATCTTGTTGATCCACTTGCCGGTGTCAGGGTTGTATTTATGAGCGTGTTCGGCCAACCATTGTTGCCAGGGAAGCAAGGGAAAGCCAATCTCTTCGCAGAATTCCACCATTTCTTTACCTTTTGACGGAAAATCATTCAAAGGTGTCGAAATTCGGGGTGTTAAAACCCCCTGCCTGCCTA